ACCGCCTCTCGTGGCCACCAAGTAGGAGGCGGTGACCTACAAGTAAATATTTTTAGGAGGTAATTCAATGGAGTTACAGATTTATAACAATGAAGAGTTCGGCTCAGTACGAACAACAGCTATCGATGGTGTACCTTTTTTTGTTGGAAAGGATGTTGCAGTGATTTTGGGTTACAGCAATCCACGAGATGCAATTAGCAAACATGTGGATGAAGAAGATAAGGGAGTAGCGAAATGCGACACCCTTGGCGGAGTGCAAGATGTGGTATTTATCAACGAATCTGGTCTTTATAGTTTGATTCTTAGAAGTAAGCTGCCAAAAGCCCGCCAGTTCAAACGCTGGGTGACATCAGAAGTTCTTCCAGCAATCAGAAAGCATGGCATGTATGCAACAGACGAATTGATTGCCAATCCGGATTTGGCGATTGCTGCATTTATGGCTCTGAAAGAAGAACGTGAAAAAAGACTGATGTTGGAAGGTGGGGTAGCAGTACAGAAACAGCAGATTGCAGAGATGCAGCCTAAAGCTACCTATTATGACGTGGTTCTGAAGTGTAAGGATGCAGTGAATATTTCCGTGATTGCAAAAGATTATGGTTGGAGTGCAAGACGCATGAACGAATACCTACACAGAAAAGGTGTCCAGTTCAAGCAGGCAGACATCTGGCTTTTATATCAGAAGTATTCGGGCTGCGGATATACCAAAACAAATACACATGTTTATGAAGATGGCTGTGGAAATGAACATACAAAAGTCCATACAAAGTGGACACAGAAGGGAAGACTTTTCATCTACTCTCTGTTAAAAGACGATGGAATTTATCCGCAGATTGAGATGGAGGTTTAATCATGGGAGTTCGAAATCCTGAAGGCTACATGGACTTGGTTCCATATAAAGCTATTGCGAATATCGACCGTGAAAAGAAGGCAGAGAAAAGATCTGCCTTCCGACCACTGGTTTATATTTGTTCTCCGTTTTCCGGAGATATTGAAGGGAACAAGAAAAAAGCTGCAGAATTTGCCGCACATGCATATAAGAACGGATGTATTCCGGTGACACCGCATCTGCTGTTTCCATTTATGAATGATGAAAATACGGAAGAGAGAATCCTGGCTTTGCACATGGATATGGTGCTCATGGGTAAATGCCAGGAAGTGTGGGTTCTTACTGAAAATATCACCGCAGGTAAGATTCCTGTTTCCTCCGAGGGATGAGGATGACAAGTTTGCTATCTTGCCTTATTTCTGGATTCCGGAAGATACTTTGGAACTGCGAGTCCGAAGAGATCATGTGCCTTATGATGTGTGGGAAAGACAAGGTTTTCTGCAGACTACCGAGGGAAACGTAGTTCATTATGGATATATTGAAAAATTCATAGAGAGATTAGGCGAACGATTTAACATCAGAGAAATTGCATTTGACCGTTGGGGAGCCGTGCAGATGGTTCAGAATCTGGAAGGTATGGGCTTTACTGTAGTTCCTTTTGGACAGGGATTTAAGGATATGTCACCGCCTACAAAGGAACTCATGAAGCTGACATTAGAGAAGAAGCTGGCTCATGGTGGGCATCCGGCTCTTCGTTGGATGATGGATAACATTTATATCCGGAACGATCCGGCTGGAAATATTAAAGCGGACAAGGAAAAATCAACAGAGAAGATCGACGGTGCTATTGCAACCATCATGGGACTGGACAGGGCGATAAGATGTGGAAATGATGTAAGCGCCAGTGTTTATGATGAACGTGGTATATTGTTTATCTGATTTTTTTATATCACTTTGGTGATATAAACTTCTTGTGGAATGATTGACTTACTATCACTATAGTGATATAATGATGGTAATAAGAATGGAGGTTGGGAAAATGGATAAACTGATTACGATATATCACGGTTCAGAAAAAAATGTGGAACAGCCGATTTTGGGCGAAGGCAAGAAGAATAATGATTTTGGCCTTGGCTTTTATTGTACTGCAAGTGAGGAACTTGCAAAAGAATGGGCAGTATCTTCTTTACGTGATGGCTTTTCCAATCGCTATACGCTGGATACCGAATATTTGAACATTTTAAATTTGAATAGTCCCGATTATACAATTCTTAACTGGATTGCCGTCTTGGTGGAACATCGCCTGTTTTCGATAAAAACCCCTGTGGCAAGACGAGCAAAGCGATATTTGATTGATAATTTCAGTGTTAATGTAAATGCCTATGACTTGATTACAGGTTACCGTGCGGATGATTCTTATTTTGATTATGCAGAGTCATTCCTTAACAACGGTATTTCTGTAGAACAGCTTGCACGTGCCATGCGACTTGGAAAGCTGGGCGAACAAATTGTTATTAAGTCAAAGTTTGCCTTTTCCAAATTGAAATATGAAGGTTTTGATGTTGCAGAGAAGGACCAGTACTATGTTCTTCGCAAAGCCAGAGATGATGAAGCGAATCAGTTGTATCTGGAAATGCTTGAAGAAGAGAGCGATGGACTGTATATTCAGGATATTATGAGAGGAGGCATTAAAAACGATGACCCGCGCATACCAAGAAATATATCTGAGTAAGGCTCAATCGGTGATAGGAGATGCCTTTGATTATGCAGTCAATACTTGCGGTATTATTGGAACTGATTTTGTGAAACTGTTTATTGCAAGTTCTGTGAGCAAACGAATGGAGAACGGGGAGCCTGCTTATCTTGCAGGGAAAAGCGGCATTGAAATCGTTCGGGAGATCGTTGCAGAAACCAAAGGGCAAGAGCTTCAAATAGAACCGCAAGAGCATTTTGGACGCTCAAAGGAATACTGGATTGGTTGGGCTATTGCTTATTACCAGTGGTATTCAGGCAGGAAGTATAGCGATATTTTCAAGGTCCTTTCTTTTGAGAATTTGCAAAAAATGTACTACACTCTCCACGAAGCGGATATCACAAAGTTTGTTGACATTGTGGATTCAAAAATAAGGGAGTATTTTTCTGAAACGAATTTAAAGCGCATTCGTACAGCATATGGATTTACTCAGGCAGAATTAGCGGAGCGTTCTGGCGTCAGCCTTCGTTCAATTCAAATGTATGAACAGCGAAACAAAAACATCAACAAAGCAAGTGCGGATTCAATGTATAGCCTTGCCAAGGCTTTGGGCTGTACAATGGAAGATTTGATTGAGCGATAACCATATAATATTTTAATTGGGGAGCAAATTGCATGATATGTTGTGAAATTTGCTCCCCAATACTATATCAATGCGAGAGTCGAGAAATCGGCTCTATTATTATGCTCAAATTTAGCAGCAAAACGAGGAGTGATTTTAATGGGAATTTTATCAGGAATTTTTAAATCGAGGGATAAGCCACAGAATGCCACATCTGGCAGTGCATACCGATTCTTTGTCGGCGGGAGTTCCAGTGGAAAGAATGTCAATGAGCGTTCTGCCATGCAGATGACGGCGGTGTATTCTTGTGTGCGTATCTTATCGGAGGCGGTGGCGAGCCTTCCGCTTCATGTTTACAAATACAACGGAGATGGTGGAAAGGAGAAAGCGGTAAAACATCCGCTGTATTTTTTGCTCCATGATGAACCGAATCCGGAGATGACATCCTTTGTATTCAGGGAAACATTGATGACACATTTGCTCCTGTGGGGTAATGCGTATGCCCAGATTATCCGCAATGGCAAGGGGGAAATCATTGCATTGTATCCGCTGATGCCGAACCGAATGACGGTGGACAGGGATGATAAAGGACAGCTTTATTATCAGTACAACACCAGTAAGGATGATGCACCGACCATGAAGGGGAGCATGGTAAATCTGAAACCATCGGATGTGCTTCACATTCCTGGTCTTGGATTTGACGGGTTGGTTGGATATTCTCCGATTGCAATGGCAAAGAATGCAATTGGTATGGCGATTGCCTGTGAAGAGTATGGTGCTAAATTCTTTGCAAATGGTGCCACTCCAGGCGGCATTCTGGAGCATCCGGGAACCGTAAAGGACCCACAAAGGGTAAGGGACAGTTGGACATCCGCTTTTGGTGGCAGTTCCAATGCCAATAAGGTAGCAGTTCTGGAAGAGGGGATGAAGTACACACCGATTTCCATTAGTCCGGAACAGGCACAGTTTTTGGAAACAAGAAAATTTCAGATAAATGAAATAGCTCGAATTTTCCGGGTTCCGCCACATATGGTCGGGGATTTGGAGAAGTCGAGCTTTTCTAATATAGAGCAGCAGTCTTTGGAGTTCGTGAAATATACCTTAGACCCATGGGTTGCAAGGTGGGAACAGGCGATTGTGGGAGACATTTTAAGGTTCAGCGGCGGTCATGCGGATAGCGAACAGATCACCTGCATTACATCCTCAAATTGCAGGATTGGTGGGAAACATTCGCTGAAATGTGTTGGGAAAAATCCAAGACTTGCACAGGCGAAGTCTAAGAATGATAAGAACATTTCTGGGCTACTTAATCAGGTGGACGCAGGTAAGATTGGAATCCATACCTTCACGAATGCATCTGCTTATACTCTGAGTGAAACAGATACCAGAATTATTAGCATTGAGTTTGCAACGACAGAAGAAAATCATGCCCAGTTCTTCGGACAGGTCATTGTGGATGCATCAGCATTGCAGACAGAACGTACTGCAAACGCCAAAGGAACGGTTACTATTCCAAACACAGAGACGGATGCGGAGACAGGGGAAACAACAGAATCCCTGGTTTCAGTAGAAGTGGAGCTTCCTGTCACATGGTCAGAGGATGGAAAAGTAATCTGCTATATTACATTTGAATTGAATGACACGATAAACACACTGCATTGTCCAGTGGAAACGTGGATGAGTGGGAAACACATTCTTTCCTTATATTATCCGATTGAAAGTGTGGTCTCTAATATCACAAATACATTCAACGTGTATCTAAGAATGGAGAATGGAACTGGTGCAGTAGGTGTCGGTGACTGTATTGCATCCATCAGCGGGCAGGCGATGGCAGCCGCTGCAGCATGGGATGGAAAAATTGAAATCGAAGAAAAGATTGGAAGATTTGTGATTGGCGGTGGTATGGATGTCAAAGGCATTACAGATACAGTTGCAACACAGATCATTGAATATGTACAGAGAAGTTATACAGACCAGGTGCAGGGAAGAACTGTTATTGGTGCGTTCTGCCGACCTGTGATTGTGGAATAGGAGGTTTTTATGAAGTTAAAAGGAACAGCGATCATTGAACTGACGGATGTGAATACCTCAGAGGTGGAAACTTATGTGGAAGAGAACATGGTCACCAATGCGATAAACAACATCTTAGGTCTAAATCCAATGGCCATTTTTTATTGCGAAGAGGATTATTCCACCGGACTTGTCTGGACGGATAATCTTCTTCCCATTTGTCCGAATATGATTGGAGGCATTCTGCTTTTTCAAAAGGCACTGGAGGAAAATGCAGATAAGATTTATGTGAAGTCAGATAACCTTCCGGTAGCCTACGCATCCAATGATGTGAATTCTACTGCGAATACCGCAAGAGGAAGTTTGAATCTGACGGAGAGCAAGGTGCTAGACAATGGATATAAGTTTGTCTGGGAGTTTACTGCCAGTCAGGGAAATGGAACAATTGCTGCGCTTGCTCTTACCAGTGCTCTTGGTGGGCAGAATGGCTATGGCAGCAGTGTGGCAGATGCCAGTACATTCTTACAGTTAAAAGAAGTAGATATTGGAACTTTAGGGCTGGCAAAACAGATGGTGCTATTTGAAACCGTAGAAGTGGATTTTAAAAATGATATGCTTTATTCTATTACGTTTGAGAATTCCTGTGTCATCGTACGCAAGGTGCGAATTCCGATTTTCAGTATTGGGTTGAACGAGAAAATTAATGATTCGACCTATACTGTACTGGAAGAAAAGGCAATTCCGGCATCTACGTTCAAGTTTCTTGGCGATTACACTTTATATGGAGAATTTCTGGATGGGCAGGATGGATACTGGTATGGATTTTCCAATGAGGAGAATTCATCTGGAGATGCAACAATGGTGTGGGTGAAGATTTCTAAAGAAGATTATTCCATCGAGGAAGGATCCTGGACACTTTCCAATACGTATCTGCAGGCAGTTGGTGAGCGGGCAACTGATTCCAGTTATCCGGAGAGAATCTGCAGATGTTGTATGCGAAATGGATATCTTTATGTGCCTGCTTATAATAAGAAAGGTATTTACAAAATCAATGTCAGCAATTCTGCAGATGTGACACTGATTCCATTTGGATTTACTTCTTCGGGAAATCCTTTATGCGAATCCGGAACTTGTGAATTGTATCTGACTTTGATAGGGGATTTGATTATAGGTGGCGATTATCAGATTACGGCAGCCGATTCTGTGATAAAGACAAAAGGAAATGAAAGACTGAACAATGCGGCAACACCGCTTTTTCAGTACAAGCATTTCCTTTTGGGATGGGGAGGCAGTTACGGAAATGAGTACAGAACGATGTATCTCTTGACACCGTATCTTGCCACTATAAACAACCTTTCGTCAGCGGTGGTAAGCTTCCGCTTCGTGACGGGGATTTGGAACGTGATGATGAAGCTTACAAGGGGCATTACTTTATCAATGCGAATAGTACAACCGCACCTCAGATTGTGGATCGCGCGGTGAAACCTATCTTAGACAGAGGCGAAGTGTATTCCGGTTGTTATGCGAGAGTATCGCTGAACTTCTACGCATTCAATTCAAACGGTAATAAAGGTATCGCCTGTGGTCTTGGCAACATTCAGAAGATTCGTGACGGAGAATCTCTTGGCGGTAAGACCTCTGCAGCAGATGATTTCGGTACAGTAGTTGACGATGATTTCTTAGCATAAGGAGGACACGACAATGACAGAAGTACAGAACTTTATGCTTATGGTATGTTTCGGATGCACGATGGGATTCCTGATTGGAACTTTCAGTATCATGGTATCGGATGGTATCCAGTATCTGATCAAGAAGAGACGTGCAAAAAAAGAGCAGAAGAAACAGAATAATGAATAACATTTTCAAGGGCGGTATGGAGGATTCTTCGTATCGCCCGCTTTTTTAGTTGGAGGTAATGATGAAAACTTTAGAAATAGATATTGAAACATTCTCTTCTGTAAATCTTGCAAAGGCAGGTGTGTACCGATATGTGGAAGCACCGGATTTTGAGATTCTGCTGTTTGGTTATAGCGTAGATGGAGGAGAAGTACAAGTAATTGATCTTGCAAGTGGAGAAGTAATTCCACAAGAAATACTTTCTGCATTAGAAGATGAAACTGTTACCAAATGGGCATTTAATGCTCAGTTTGAGCGAATCTGCTTGTCACGATTCTTAGGATATCCAACAGAAACTTATCTTGAATCGGATTCTTGGAAATGCTCGATGGTGTGGTCTGCTTATATGGGACTTCCGTTGTCATTGGAAGGAGTGGGAGCAGTTCTTGGTTTGGAAAAGCAAAAGTTAATCGAAGGCAAAGATTTGATTCGATATTTCTGTACACCATGCAAGCCAACGAAAGCCAACGGTAGCAGAACGAGAAATCTCTCTCAGCATGATAAGGAGAAATGGAAACGATTTAAGCAATACAACATTCGTGATGTGGAAACGGAGATGCAAATACAAAATAGATTGCAGAAGTTTCCTGTGCCGGATTTTGTGTGGGACGAATATCATCTCGATCAGGAAATCAACGATAGAGGTATTCTGGTGGATATGGATTTTGTAGAGAAGTGTATTGAGATTGACGGTGTGTCTCGTGAAAATCTTGTGGCCAAGATGCAGGAACTTACCAATTTGGATAATCCTAATTCTGTAGTCCAGATGAAGGATTGGCTTTCAAATAATGGTATAGAAACAGAAACGCTTGGGAAAAAGGCAGTGGCTGCATTGATTGATGAGGTGTCGGATGAAATGTCAGAGGTACTTTCATTAAGACAGAAACTGGCCAAGTCATCGGTTCGCAAATATCAGGCGATGCAGAATTCTGTTTGTGCAGACAATAGAGTTAGAGGAATGTTTCAGTTTTATGGAGCAAACTGTACGGGAAGATTTGCAGGAAGATTGGTGCAGTTACAGAACCTTCCCCAGAATCATATGCAAGATCTGGCAGAGGCAAGAGGTCTTGTAAAGAATGGCGATTATGAAATGTTGGACTTTTTATATGAGGATATCCCGGATACACTTTCACAGCTTGTCCGAACTGCATTTATTCCGTCAGTGGATAGAACATTTTTTGTTGCCGACTTTTCTGCTATTGAAGCAAGAGTCATTACAGTACCTGATGGGGCACTCGGACATTGGAGTAACAATGAATACTTACACGCATCTTGGTTTAGACGATGCGAAGAACGAGATGATCCGCATGGAGGAACTGGAACAGGCGAGAAAAGAAGTGGATAAGACGGAAGGTAAAAAGCCGATGGGGCAGAATATGTTTAAAGTGGTATAGAGGAGAAGGATGCTCTAGATGTAATGCTGGGGCATTTTACTCTTTCTAGGAAGGAATAGGTGGTTGATGTGAAAATTATAGAGAATAAAATAAAGTGTAAAAAATGCGGAGAGATTATCGAAAGTAAGTCGGTGCATGATTTTAAGTTTTGCCAATGTGAGGCTGTTGCGGTAGATGGTGGTCATGACTATTTAAGACGCTGCGGCAACCGTGAAGATTGGGAAGAACGATCAGAAGTAGCCGACGATAGAAATATTTAAGGAGCCTGAAGATGTTTGAAGAATATATTAAGGATGGAACGCCAGAACAAAAAGAACGTGCAGAAAATTGGCAGATAGCAATAGGACTTCAAGACGTAGACAATTTAAAAGTGTCACCAGTATTACTTGAATTGGCTAGAAAACATATCAGGGGCGAAATTACGATTGAAGAAGTAGAACAGCAGATTTTAAAATATCATAACAAACGATAA